AGACTACTTAATGTAACTTGTTTGCCATCTTCAAAACCTTTGTCACCTTCTGTTGACCTACGTAAGTGACTAACTAAAATTAATCCAATGCCTGTCTCTTCTACAAGTGTTCTTAATTTACTTACAAAATAATCAATAAGTTTTCTTTCATCATTTGTATGTTCATCTCCAAGTGCAGACAAAGCCATGTGTAAATGGTCTAGTATTACCCAGTCTACATTACATGCTTTTGCTAAGTATCTTATTTTAGAAAGTAAATTATCTGCGGCACTTGCTCCAAAGTGATTGTATAAATAAAAATTACCATTACCAATAGTAGAGGTAAACGTGGTGTGTAATTGTTTTTCATCTATTCCTTCTCTTGTTAAATGTAATGGTTTCTTTAAATGCACACCCATAATTCCAAGTGCACTTCTTTTAACACTCTCTTCTAATGCTATGTAACCTACAGAATATTTTTGTTCTAATAAACTTAATGCAACATGTCTACAAAAGCTAGACTTACCAACTCCACTACCTGCTGTAACTGTAACAAGCTCACCTTTACGTAATCCATGAGTCTTATTATTTAAACATTCAAATGGATATTGTGCTGTAACATAAGTGTCTTCTGTTTGTATGTCATTCCAAATGTCAGCACCTAAAATAATACCATCAGGTCTGTATGCTTTACTTGACCAGATACAATCAGTTAATTCTTTTACTTTGTTTGCAAGTATCATTTCGTTTGCATCTTTAAGAGGTAACGTACATATCTTAGCTTTGTTAGGTGTAAGTAATTTTGCACATTCTATTGCACCTTTTTTACCTTGTTCGTCTTGGTCAAAACAAAAATAAACAGAATCAAATCCTTCAACCCATTCTAATTCTCTTTGTATATCTCTCTTAGCTCCTTGAGCTCCTGACTTAATACTTACAACAGGAAATTTATTTTGATTAATAGCGGATATGCTCATTGCATCTATCTCACCTTCTGTAACAATCAACATCTTGCCTTTGTCTCTCCACAAATGCTGACCAAACAAACCTGCTTCTCTTGCATCACCTAACCACTGAAAAGTTTTATCAGGGTATCTTAGTTTTTGTGCAATTAATTCTTTATCTTTATTATAGTAATTTGCTATTTGACAAGGTCTGCCAAACCACGCACCAGATTGGTAATTGAATTTTTGAACTGTGTTGTAATTAATTTTACGTTTTGTTAATTCCGTAATACTACCTTCTATAAATTCTTTACTGGTTTCTGTTGATACTGGGTTATTCAAATCGTTTCCTTTGGTTGTTGTGTTGCAAGAAAAACAGAAAGCATGTCCGTCTGAGTAAACAGAATTTGCATCTGAAGAAGAGCAATTATCACATGACGTATGATATAAAAACTCACTTTCTGTATTTTGCATAAAATTTTTTACCTTATTGTTTTGGGTTAAATGTAAGGTGTAACAGTATCTACTCTCGCTTCTCTGTTACACCTAACAAACTATCTCAACAACTCTGATACATCAAAGTGTGGAGATACGGAGTCAGCCACATCTCTGTGACCTACTACATCAACCTTGTACTTCTGTTTCAACTCTTTTATAAGTTTAACCAAAGCGGTGTACTGTTTGAACGTGAAGTTACAATCAGGTTGATTGTCTATGGTTCTTCCGCCTACTAGGCAGATACCGATAGAATTTTTATTAGATAGTTTTAAATTACCATCTGCGATATGAGCTCCTGCTACTTGCATGTCTCTACCGTCTTGCACTGTGCCATCTCTTTTAATTATTTTATGAAATGCACAAGAAAATAGACCGTCTTTACGGTGTTGTGTATCTATGTCATTCACATCAAAGTTTTCTTTTGGAGAAGACTCACTACTGTGTATAACTATATATTTTGTTTCTGTTCTCAAATTACTCATAACCATTCTCTAGGAATATGTTTGTCAGAATATTTAAAACCATATTTCTCACACCACATTCCGTATGTTGTTTTACTTTTTTTACTAATTTTTTGTCTACTGTTGCTAAAGATAAATCTTATGTCTAACTCAGGGTGTTGTTCTTTTATGAACCGCATTTTTTTTCTATCTGCTGAAGTAAATAAGCCTTTAGTCTCTATAAAAAATTCTTTTTCTTTTAAATAAAAATCAGGAGTATAAGTGTGTACTTTTTCTGGAACAGTGTATTTTAATTTAATTGTTTCAAATTCGTATTTAACTTTATTTAAGTCAAGCTCTTTTGATATTGCTATCTCTAAGCCTGACCTAAATCCGTACTTTAGACCTACTTGATTAGAAGTCAGCTTGTGATTGTGCCACTTCATTTTCAAATGTCTTGTCTTCTGGTGCAACGTAACCATCTTTTACTTCATCAAAGCCATAACCTTTTGAGTTACCTGCTCCGCCCTCTACAAGTTTAGTTATCTGCACTGCTCTTAATCTAAGGCTAACTCCTGCTCCTGCCATTGCAGTGTAATATGGTATCAACTCTGCTGATACTTTCATTTCACTACCTGACCAAACATTAGCATCAATCATAGGTTTCCCTGAGCTATCAAAGATAGCAACTTTGTTTGGAATAACTTTTCCATCTCTAGTTATGATTTTAGCTTTAGTCTTAAACTTGAAGATATGATTCCCAGTAGGTTTACCTTCAATAACTTCTTCTTCGTATGGAAGATTAGCCATCTTAGGTTCTTTACCTTTAGTCTTCTCTTTAGCAAGAGTAACACTTTTCTTCATCTCATTATCAATCGCTTTGACAACTGACTGAGACTCATCTGACTTAACAATAAGATTAGTCTTATAATGACCATCTGCATCAAATTGTGTATCAGGGGTTGTAAGCCATGCGTATTGACTAACGCCAACTGGTGTTACAATCCTTACATTATTGTTTTTTGACATATATGTCTCCTTTTTATTGTCTAGTAGGGGTACTTTTCTGCCTATGCAAAAAAGAACTTACTTTTCCTCAATTTATTAATATCTAAATTACCCTTTTGAGGAACTTCAGGTAACTTATCATGGTATTTCTCAGGTAACTGTCTCAATACATCATTTCTGAAATTTTCTAATATATCATTTTCAGTAAACATATTGATAAATGCTTCTCTGAGACTTGTGTTTAGAACTTCTACGTCAGCCGCAGTAGTACCAAACGAGTCGTGAACATTACAAAAGTTAATAATACCATTATCCATTGCAACATTTACAGTTTCAATCATTGCGGCAGAGTCTACCGAGTGAACCAGATTAGGTGCAACTCCGTTACTCATTCGCAATTTGTCTGTTGTGTCTTTTTCAGTATTAATACGAGGTTTAATAACCTCACCCATTAACATAGCCTTAACTCTTTTAGACTTCATTTCAGGGTATGATTGATATACTGGAAAGCCAACAGGCGTAACCCAGTGTATAGGCAACTGTAACCTAGACACAATACGTGCTATATCCTGTAAGAACTTCATTCCTACTCTTGCTGATTTTAAATTGTCACCAATGCTATCCCATATTATACTAGCTAAATAAGATGCAGGTTTAAACATGTCATCAACAAATGGGTGAACCTCTCCTTTGTCTTTACGTTTAGTTAAATCTTCAACTACAAAGTCAGTGCAAGAATATCTGGTACTTCCATAACAGATAGTCATAATACTTCTTTTGGTTGTTGAACGCTTAACTCCATAGTCAAGCCATTGCTGAGCGTAAGGTTTACCTTCTTTAACATGTTCTTTTAACTTATCAGTTACAGAATTTGCAACTAATTGATAAATGTCTTTTGGCTTATCACTTGGCAATAAGTTTACTAATGCACCTGCTTTTTCATCTCTAAGCATTAATGAATAAATTTGTAAACCATTACAAGAGCCATCAACATTAACTACAATGTTAGATACAAAGCCATAACCTTCAGCTTTAAATCTTTTCCACTCTTCAGCCCAAGCTAAAAATTGAAAAGCATTACTTGCGTCTTCCCATTGTCTATTTGTAAAAGGGTCTTCAACACATTTAAAAATCCAATCTTCATTGTCTTCAACCCATTGTACTCTGTCTTCTAATGATATTTTGTCTGCTCCATACATATTAGCTCCATGCACAGCCAACCAAAAATCACCTTTGTTTTCTTTTGTAATTGCTTTTCCTTTTGCAAACGACAACAATGCTTTTGCACCATTGATAGATTGATAGTTAAGAAAAGCAGGGACACAATATGCTCTACCTCTAAAATCAAATTGCATTGGAAAGTATACTGTAGCATAAGTTTTAAACTTTTCACCTAAGTGTAAGATTTTTGCATACAACATTCTTTTAGAAAACATACGTGCATTTTCAGTGTGCACTACAACTGCTTCCTTCTTCCATTTACGTCTTGATTCTTTATTGTCTTTTATGTCGTGAGGCTTGTTGGGTACTGTAAGATTTGTAATTGGTGGCATACCACCTATAGACAGTCCTCTATCCCAAGCCTCAGCCATAACGCCTAGTATGTAGTTATTTATTTTAAATGCGGTTGTTTGCATAGCATTTACCGCCCTGTATACTTTAGGCATGTCAAAGTTAGCCAACTCTCTAGCAAACAATTTATTTTTTTGTTTAACTAAATCTAACTCTGGTAATTCCTTAGTCCAATAACCGCCACCATGCACTGTAGACCACATCTTAGGCGGCATTACAGTCATCATGTAGTCAGGATTAAGTAATTCATTAAAAGCATTTCTATTTTTAATCCATTCTCTAGTCTTCTGAGTCTGTTTTATAATCTTAGCTTTTTTATGTTTGACAGTTTCTAAACCTATCTCAATCATACCAGTAGACTCAATCATAAGCTCTACTAATCTTAAACCTACGTGTAATTTTGTAGGTGTAGTCCACTCTTCCCAAGACATGATTTCATCACGTTTAGCACTCTCTCTAAGTTTTCTACGTTTGTAAGTATAATTCCAAGACCTTTTGTCTAAGTCTTGTTTGACTGTGTCGTATAACTCTGGGTTTAAATGTCTGAAATTTTTTAATGCAATCTCAGTCTCAACTTTACCACCCAAACTAATACATGTAGCAGTCAATGGTTTATATTGTGTAATAGTATTAATAATATGTTTACCAGTAATTAAAGCCAATATCTCAGGTTGAACTTCACATAACTTAGTGAAAGCAATAGGTGGTTTACATACAGTCCGCTTAGCGGTGTTTATAATCCAATCTCCTATGTGCATTGCTAAAGGTCTGATTGTATTGGCTACCATTACTTTACCGTAACTGGTAACACTTTCCTCTTCTCTCTCAATGTGAGAATGAAGTCTTTTATTGGTTCTTGTAGTCCCTGCAATAGCCATCTCTTTTTCATTAGCTTGTTGGTCAGGGAAAGTAGGCATTATTTCTAATATCTTGGTCATATTAACTCCTATAAGTTTATGTGTTAATTTGTGCTATCTACTATGGGTACTTTACTTGTAATCCTCAAGTATAGACACAGCTTTTAATAGATTCTTAGGCATTAAATGTGCATATCTAAGCGTCATGTTGTACGACTTATGACCCAACCATTCCTTAATAAAGTGTAACTCTACTTTACCTGATTGAGCTAGTCTTGAAGCACACGTATGACGTAAACAGTGTATAACAAACTGTTTATCATTAGCTAAGCCCATGTCTTTTCTTAATCTAGTCCAAACACGCTCAGTCATATTATAGTCTAAATGACTAAAATCACCCAGTGCATTTACAATAGCAACACAACGTCTAGTTAAAGGTACGCTCCTAGTTGTGCCATTTTTAGTCTCATCACCATACAACACAATAAAATACTTATTGTCTAATTTTTGTATAGCATCTTTTTTAAATGACAGAGCTTCACCAAGTCTAACGCCAGTATCTAGCAAAAATAAAAATAGACTAAGATATGGACTCTTGCCAAGTATCTTAATCATAATCTGCTCTTCTTCTACTGTCATAAATCTTAGTCTAGCTTTAGACTCTTCCTGCCATACTATGTGCGGAACTCTATTCATTTGGTATACGTTAGGTCTTTGATAAGCATATTTTAATATCTTACTGACACTCGCAAGATACCTGTTAATTGTAGAGCCCTTGATACCACGTTGTTTTAGATGTGACGTTAAATCTTCAATGTCCTCTTCGTGTATATCATTTGGGCTAAGCTCAGCTCCAAAAAATTTTAAACAAAGCTCAGCTCTACTGTCTTGACACTTTTCCCAAAGCATAGAGTCTTTTATTTCTTTTATAGTTTTCATGTCAGTCCTTTTTTGTTAATGTTTCTTTAATTAATAAAAACATGAAGCCCAAGATTAAAACCTTGAGCTCCATTGGTGCATCTAAAAATATTTCAATCATTAGAGCTAACCTTTACATCTTTAATAATCAAATTATCTTTTTTGTTTGTATAACTAATATTAACAATAGTACCTACAGGATATTTTGAAGGCAGTATTTTTAACATTTTTTTATATGACATAGCCTCAATATGATTTGTGCTTTTATCAGTATTCAAGCCGTCATTACAATTATAAGTATATCTCATATATTAATACTCCGCTTGTATTTCAAAACTAACTATAATTTTATTGTGTGAGCTACGCTCTGCGGCGTGTTTTGCTTCTGACACAATTTCCATTAAGTTTGTATAACTATCTTCAAATACAACTTTGTGCTTTTCTTTTGGCGTTTTGTGGTCTTTAAACTTACCCTTAACCCACTTGCCATTTTCTACTTCTACCTCTGTTATTTTTAACTTTTCTAAGCTCATAAACATAAGTCTTACTCCGTTGTTAGTTTGTTAATAAAAGCTCAGCTCATAGCTAAGCTCCGTATAATTGGTGGAGTAGGCGTAAATTGTCTGTGTTAATCTCTACGCCTATCTCCGATAGTGTGGCACTACTAAAAGCGACTTATTGCACTATTAAGATTTATATTTGACTATAAATCTCAAAGCGGTCTAATTATAAACCGCTTCAAGTCTCATAGTTAGTCTCTGTAGCCGTTGACTCTTAGTCTCTCAGCGTATCGCTCATTCCTAAACGCTTCAGCCTTGTCAGCCTCTTCCTGCTTCCACTTGTCAAAATATCTAGCCTTCAACTCAGGCTCTTCAAGTGACTTTAATTGGTTCTGTAAGTCAACCAGTTTATACTCACCAGATTTGATACGCTTTTTAGTTTCCGCCATAGTCTCAGACAAAAATATATTTCTATACTTGCCTGTAGTCCTTGAATAGTCCCAGTAATTCTTATCTAGGAATATTTGACCTGTTGCAGTTATTTTAGCAATCAAAGAACGATAAGATTGAAAAAAAGTATTTCCAAAGTTATCATGTATTTTATACTGGTTCGCAACTGGGTTGTAGCTTTTTGGGCTGTGCATTTGTATTACTTGCATATTATTTACTCCGTTTGTTTGTTGGTTTATTTTAGTTTAAATGCAAGGCGGCTAAAAGTCAACCGCCTGTGCATGTCTATTTAATATT